TTCAATCATTCGCAACATGAAGATATCACATACTAGATTCAGGATTTGCTGCTTGAGCCCTAGTTCTCATCTAGCTCAAGCCCCATTCTAGCACCAAGGAGAAAGGGAACCAGAAAGGACAGCTCCTCTAGTTCCATAGAAATCACGAGAAGGGATGTCTATTCCTTTGCGCATGCACGCTTTGGAAAGACCATCATAAACGAAATTATAGTAGTCCAAACCCCAAAGAGAAGCCTCTCTAAGGGCATCCTCACAGACAACAGAAGTCATCTGCTTAGAAGGACCGGAGAAGGAAACCCAATTTGGCATTTCTTGTATCACAGATTTTTCGAGGGGCCACACCCACCGGGCGGATTCTTGGGAACAACCAGGCTGTGTGGTTGACCAGACAGGAGTTCTTTTAAGATACCATGTTTCCGAAATTGAATGAAAAGGAGTCATGTCAGCACCAGTTTTGAGAGCGTCAGTGAATTCTAAACCCATAGAAGCAAAAGTTTTCTGGAGAGTAATACAATTGAAAAAAGAGGCAGCTTCATCAGACACAGAGAAAAGATTGTCATCACCTTGAAAGTTACATCTAACATTTTGAAAGAAAGCAGAGGGGGTAGCCAATTTAGGAGCATGTTCGCGAGCAAGAAGAAGCCAGGCATACAAAAAATTCGCACAGTTAATCTCAGTGTTAGCTTTAGCAGTAGTAAGACTGCCAGAAGGAATGCTTTTAGTGTCTAAATAAACGGAGTTTCCAACAACATGCACACTTGAAGCAGTATCGAGAGCAAGAAAATGACGCATTCTTAAACATACTTCAGAAAAAGCCATAATTCTTTCGGGAGTGGGATTTTCAACAATGTCCAAAAAATCAGGGAAGACATCAGAAAAAAGCTGTTTCGATTGTTCAGTCCAGGATTCATAATAGGAAGGAAATTGTTTCGAAATAAGATCAGACAAACTTTCACACGCATCCAATTCAATAGTAGCAGCGGAAGACTCATTAGAATAGATCATTTGGTGTCCAGTGTTACCATCCC